TCCGTTGCTCATGGATAGATTTCTTGATTCCGTCTAGGACTTTTTCGATCATGGCTTTTCCTTTTAACGGGGGCCTAAGCCCCCTTCCCATTAGGCCGCTGCGGTGGCAGTCGAGCGATAACGGATCAGTGCGTTGGGGTCACGCACCGAGGTGCCCAGGCGCTTCTCACCGAAGAAGGTGATGAAGCCAGGAGCGGTCTGGTCGTAGCGACGAACGATCATGCTCAGGCGATCCACAATGGTATGGGCCTTCTGCCAATCGCCGAAGTACATCGGGTAGCGAGACACCGTGCCAGCGGCAGCAGTGGTCGGCTGGCTCGGGTTGTCAAGGTACTTGTTGACCACAACATCAAAGCCCAGCAACTGACCCACGATACCGTCAACGGACAAACCTTCGTTACGATTGAAGATCGGAGCGCCTTGGGTATCACGCAGAGCGCGAATGCCGTTCAGCAGGATCGGGTTGACCATGATCTTGCAAGCCGGGGTCCAGTATTCCTGGGGCAGTGCGTAGATCATGTTGATAACGTCCGTATAGATGATGCTGTTAGCACCAACCGTATTGACGTTAGAGGTCAACTGGTCGTAGGTAGCGAGGTTATGCAGACCAGAGGTCGAACCCGTGCCAGACGAACCGAAACTAGCTGCCGAGGTCGTACCACCAGCGTAGGTAGCATTCGCACCAGCATACTGATCCAGACCGCGCAGACCGTCCGCGCCACCAGTGGTCACCGAGGTGCCAGTGCCGCTTTGGTCGTTGTTCTGCACCATCGACTGAGCTTCAGCCTGGGCGAACTCCATCAGCATGTCGTCAACGACAACCGCCTCCAGACCATCGATGTCGTCCAGAGCCGCAGTGCGGATCGGGAACTGCACGTTGATGTCCTTCAGCACGATCTGCCAAATGGTCGTATCTTCAGTCGTGCCAGCACCGTTGTTCTGAATGCCGTAGCCCCACTGGACACCAGCGTTGCCGCTCTTCACGCGGAACTGATAAGACGAACCATCAGTCGTCACGGTGCGAGACAGACCGCGCATGGGGTTAGCCAGACGCAACGCAGCGAACACCGGGTCATAAGCGGTACGACCGCCCTTGCCGTCGCCACCAGCGGTCAGCGCAGATGCTTCCTTCAGGTAGGCATTCATCTGCTCTTCGCTCTGGAACATCACCAGTTCTTTTTCGAACTGGCTCTTCCCGTTAGCGATATTCTTCAGTTGCTCACGCACATGACGGTTCACATCCTGGCGGATCGTCTTGGCAATGGGCTTGATAATGCCGGGGGCTTGAACGGAAGCAACTTTGGCTTCCAGTGCAGCGATCTTTTCTGCGACTTCAGACTTCACCGACTCAACGGCGGTCTCGAGCTTGGCGGTTTGCTGGGCTTCAATCTGATCCAGCTTTTCGAGGATAACGGTGGACATCTTCAACCTTTCAGTTTTTGGGACAGGACGCGGAGCAACTCACGCTCTTCAAGAGCTTGGAGGATTTCCGCTTCATTGGTCACTTCCGCGTCAGACTCACTCTGGTGCGGCGCAGTAAGCTCCTCTTGCACAGCATCACGCTGCTCCAAGACTTGCTTAAAAGTAGACGCGGCAGTGACCGCATCTTTCCTAGATAGCCCTGCCTCACGCAGAGCCGACTCCAGAACCTTGAGATCAGCAGAACCGTCAGGCCGGAAAAACTCCAGCTTCTTGACTTCTGCCATCGGGTTATTTGGGTACATCACCACGGATACTTCCCGCAGACCACCCTTCGTGATCTGGAAGTACCCTTCGTACATGTCGTCTTGACTGCACATGGAACCGTCTTCTTTGACCATGCAGTATTCATCTGCATAAGCCCCGACAGAAACGCCACCAAACATATTGGGGCTCTCCGTCATGATCTGATACAGGTCAGACCCGGCAGTGGTGTTCAGGTAAAGACGGCCGTTTGCGTTCATGCCCTCATCGTCAAACTCAAAGCTAGTCCACTCGCCTACAGGCATGGTCTCGCTCATGTGATTGACGAACATCGGCAGAGGTTTGCCCATCTTGCCGAACTGCTCGGCCCAGGAAGCAAAACCCTCGGGTTTATAGAAGAACTTGCGCCCGTCTGCGCCTTCTCGGGCACCCCAAGTGGTTACCCTCGCTTCAATCTTTCCGCTTTCCTCTGCCTTTTCGGGCAGGTTTAGCTTCGCTTCGCAGACCAGATTCAGTTTCATTGATGACCCCTAGTTTACTTTGGTCATTATCTTGTATTTTAGGGGCAACGGGTGCAACAAAAGCAATAGGCTTACGCACCTGATTTGCTAATGCTACCAGAATTCTTTTATCAAGTTGTGCCAATGTTCATCCTAGTTCGTTGATTACCACCACCACCCCCAGTGTCTTGAGGGCTGGACCCAGGTATCGGCTCATCTTTCGTATCTTTGACCAACTCATCACCACCGTCAATGTCAGACATTCCCAAGTAGTTTCGAGCCTCGTTTGGCGTAAGGATACCACCAGATACACCTGCCTTAGCAAAATTCATTTGATCCAGCGGAGCGCCCTTCAGGAAGTTTCGAGTATCAAACTCAATGCATAAAGTTGGGTAGCTAGTCAAAAGATGTTGCTTGAGTTTCTGTTGGACGTTTACCAACACAGGGTAAATCGTGGACTTGTAAAACTCATCCAGCATGGTTTGCGTGTTGTTGTACTTGGATTCTCCGATCCCAATCATGGAAGGAGGAACACCAAACACACCACACAGTCGCTTCATCGTCTGGAGCTTTAACTCACGCGCATCAGCGTCCTGAAGGTTGAGCATCTCCAGAGGCATGTACTTCATGCCCTGGTCGAGCAACATTCCTTGTCCAGGCTTTGACTGATCCGCCCTTTGGCTCCCGGTCATGTTCGCCCAGGCTTCCTTCAGTCGAGCAGCGATCTCTTTGTACTTGCCGTCAGGGATCACCGCCTCGGTCACGAACATGCCAGAAGGCTTAGCCCCGTTCAGCATCACGTAGTTCGCGTACAGGTCGATGTCTTGGTCAAGGGAGACAAGTTCCGCCGCCAGGATAGCCTTGTTAAAACCCGCGCTTCCTTGCCAGGCCATGTCTTTGGTGTGCATGACTTGATGCGACATCAAAGGCTCATCACGGTTGAACCCGTAGGCCGGTGACGAAAGACGGTAGGTCGGGTAGCGAGTAGGAGTAACCTGAACCGCAATCAGGGTACTGTCGAGGATGAATGCCTCAATCGGGGTTTGGGTTGTGTTCTCTTGGTCTTTTCTCCACCAGAGAGTAAATACCTCTCCAGAGAGTTCGTGCCACATCATCCACTGATACCAGAATTCGTATTGGGACTGAAACTGGTTAGGATTTGAGAGAAGGGACATGACCTGTCGAGCCTTGGTCATGTTTCGAGTGCCTACAGACTCATCTTCACAAGCGTCAACATATTTGCCGTCAGGCATCCGGCACATCACCTTTACAGGCAACTGCGAAATAGTCCGCGCCTTCAGAGCCACACATGCCATGACCGTGCTGTTCCTAGAAAGCAGGGACATATCCACCACGCGCCCAGCATCGTTGACCGAGCTTGTGGTGACATACAAAAGTTGGCTATTGACAGAGCTTTTGGTGCCGCTTTTAGACCAAAGAATCTGATTGCCGAGCGCAGTTTGCCCAAACAAAGCATTGTTTTCTTTGGTTGTTTTCCTACGAAATACGTCCAAAATGCCCATGTCAGACTCCTTTTCCCGTCACTTTACCACTCTAAAGACCTGAAACCAAACGATTCTGACACGAATACATTATCTAGGTGGCCGTGAACCGCCATGATCATGGCAATAATGCCGTCAACCTTGGCACTGGGGTCTGCTTCGTTCTTCCGAACCTTGATGTTGTCGTTGACATCCTTGTAAACCTCACAGTTTCCGAGTTGCCAACCAACAAAAGGATTGCCATCGTGGTTAATAGCCTTCTTCATGATCAACTCTTCCGTCGCCTTACTCGGGCTTGACAGCATTGCCATGCCCTGGCCTACCTTGACTACCGGAAGTCCGTCCGCGTACAGGTTAGCCACCAAAGCAGCAGCGTTGTACGGGTCGTAATTGATCTGCTTTACCTCATACTTTTCACATAGGTTGCGGATATATTTCTCGATTTCCCCGTGGTCGGTGACGTTACCCGGAGTGAGCTTGAGAATCCCACTCGCTTGAGCTTGTAGGTAGGTAGGTCGGTAGTGATTTGGAACGAGGTCAAGCGACTCTTCCGGCAGGAAGAACTGAAATTCCGCAAAGAACCTCTCTTCAGAATACCTGTGTAACGTGCAAATTGCGTTGAGGTCGCGGGAGTGCGCCAAGTCAAAAGCCACAAAGGTGGACTCTGGTTTATCAGTTGGTTTGGCGGATACGGAGCTATCCCAGAAGCGGCGATCCACCCAAGCAGCGTTTGCAGAGACGTATACATTCAACTGCTTGCAGAGGAACTCATTAAGACTCGCAGGCTTCGCTGATGCCTCATCGGCCATATGCTGGATGTGGTCGGTAGACACCGAAATCCCGAGCATAGGGTTCGCCTTTGCCCAGGTTTTTTGGTCTTGCCAGTTGTCTCCAGCATCGATGGAGTACAGAAGCCCAAACCACCGCCCGTTGTCTTCCGC